GCTGCTTCATTAAAGCAGGAATCTGCTGCACGTCTCGCTGGCTTGAGTTCACTTGAGCGCGCAGAAGCGAAAGTAAAAGAGTTGATGGAGGGCAGGAACAAACTGTCGCGTTCAGAAGCGATAGAAACTCTCAAAGGTATGGGCTGGACAAAAGAATACGAAGCTCTCAACGCGAAAATAGCTGCGTCAGAGCAGTCCCGCTTCATACAGAAGCTTCAACAGACAAGCGCGATCTTATCGGGCAAGGAAGCAATAAGAAACGCATCACTCGCTCAGGAAGTTATTGAGAAGCGCGACATGGAATTGCAGAAAGCTCGCTGGGCTGCTGAGAAAGCTCTGGTAAAGACAGCGCACGCACCGTCCGAAGGGCTCACGAGCAATTCACTCGCCATACGTGAGTTCCTTGTTATGCTACGCGAACTATCACGAGGCGACATGACCCGCTTCGCTGGTTCGTTCTCTATTTTTGCGCAGTCGATAAAGATCATGCCCCTGCTCTTGCATCCCGTAACGCTCGCTGTCGCAGCAATCGGAGGTACACTCGCATCAGCTTTTGTTCTAGGTAAAGAGGAAACAAACAAGTTCAACAACGCGATCATCGCAACTGGTAACTACGCAAACATGACTCGCGAGCAAGCAAATCATCTCGCAGAGTCGATGTCAAAAACGTCTTCAATGACGATAGGTACGTCCAAGGAGGTAATAAACGCTCTGATAGCTTCCGGGCGCTACGGCGAAGACACGATCAAAGCTTTTGCGTCAGTTACGGACCTATATGCGAAATCAACCGGAGTGAGCGCAGCAGAAGCCTCAAACGCGCTTATGAAGGCTTTTAAAGACCCGATGAAGGGCGCGCAAGAACTGAACGCGCACATGAATTTTCTGAACCAAACGCAGATGGAAAACATACGTTTGATGCAGGCGTCAGGCGACAAAGACGGAGCCACCGCTCTCGCTCTTGAGCTACTCGGGAAGCACTTAGAAGGAACGACAAACAAGTTCGCGGAGCAAGGCGGTTACATCGAGCGCACGACAAAAGCACTATCTAACTATTACGACAAACTCAAAGAGCACGCAAGTTCTTGGGGTTCCGCAGGTACCCCAAAAGAGGATCTACAGCGTAAAATAGATGAACTGGAGAAGGAGGTAAATTTCTTTGCGAAAAATCCGGGTAGTATGGGGAGCGCAACCGCGAATTCACAACAACTGATACACGCGTACAAGGAGCAGATAAAATACCTAGACGAACTCGCACAGAAAAAGGCGCAGGAGTCTAAGCTCAATAAAGAAGACGAACACGCAACAGAGCTAACAGCAGGCTCTAAAATAAAGCAGATAAAAGCACTCCAAGCAGCGAACGAGGACCTAGACAAGTACATATCTGGGAAGAAAGGTAATGCGCACACTCCCGAACAGATTGACGAGTTCAACGCAACAAAGCGCGAAAATCTCGACCGCATAAAGCAATTAAGGAAGCCCGTAAAGAACCTACACGTCACCGCTGAGAAAGCAGACGACATAGAAGGCATCGCGACGTCAAAAGCGAGCGCAACGTGGCAGAAAAACGAGTTGCAGCAAAAGAATACTGCCTTGCAGAAACTACGCGACGACGAACTCATAACGCACGCTGAGTATCTAAAACGCAGGCGGGTACTGCAGGCTGACGAATCACACCTAGAGATCGCGGCACTAGAGAGTGAGAAGAAGTACGTACTGGACAAAGCAAAACGGGAAAGCATAGCCAAGATCGCCTCAGGCGACCCAGCGGGCGCCAAGAATGCCATCGCCACTGGAAACGCACGCGCAATAGAGCTATCCATGCAAGCTCGCATACTCGCATCGAACGCAGACGCAGCAACAAAAGACACTGGTGGAGATGTAAAAGCAGACAAAGAAGATCGCCTAAAAGCCGCAAAAGAAGCTATCAACGAAATCAAACTGGTAGAACAAAACCAACTGGAAGCTATCGCAAAACGGGAGTCCGACCTCAAACGAGCAGCACTGCTTGGACAGGTACGAAAACGCGACGAACTCGCAATGGAGAAGCAGATTGCGCGCGACAAAGACAAGATACAACTAGACGCCTTGGAGTCGCAAAAAGCACTATACGCCAAAGAAGACGACGAGTATAAAAAGCTACTGGTCGATGAGATGAAGATGAAAGCTGCGCAGTTGAAGCAGATAAATGACCTGGAAGCAGCAGCACTTGTAGAGAAACAGAAGCAGCAACGCGCCGCACTCGGTGACCTAGAGAACGGTTTCGCGAAGTTCTTCATGCAACTTGAACAGCGCGAAGGCTCCGCAAAAAGCAACTTCAAGGCGATGATAAGTAGCTTCCTGTCCAGCGTGCAGGGGATGATAAACCAGAACATCTCAAAAGCACTGATGCAGTCTATATTCGGCACAGGTAACGGAACAACAGGAACATCCGGCGGCAATGCACTCGTCGGCCTATTGGGGAAAGCTTTCGGTGGATTCGGAAGTGCGCCGTCAACGAGCGCGAGTGGCTTGCCATCTGGCTGGTCAGCGAATGCGGGTGCGGGTGCAGACATGGCGTCCAGCGCCGCAGCGATGGACACAGCAGGCCTCGGCTTGATGGTGCCCCAGTTCGCAGTAGGTACGGACTTTGTGCCGCAGGACATGCTGGCTGTTGTACACAAGGGCGAGAAGATAACGCCCGCTGCATTCAATACGAAAGACGCGGGCGCTCAATACACGAACGTAAACCACTTCACATTGAGCGAACCAACAAACACAAGAACGCAGACGCAGATCGCCGCGCATGTCGCCGCAGCGACACGTAACGCATCTAGAAGGAATGGATAATGAGTTTTAACGAAACAAGGTTCGAAACAGGATACATAATCTACCTGACAGACGGAGGCCCACGCTTCTCAACAGACGTTGTTGTTGTGAACTCAGGCGCAGAGTCGCGAAATCAGGTGTGGCAGTACCCTCTAGGGCATTGGGACTTCGGCGACCGTTCTATGCCTGATAATGAGTTGACTGAGATCATCAATTTCTTCAACGCTGTTGCGGGTATGGCTATCGGCTTCCGTTTTAAAGACTGGGGCGACTTCTCTGTTATTGCGTCAAACGGAATACTAGGTCCAGTAGGCGTGGGCACAGGTCTCGCAACCTACCAACTAACGAAGAAATACGTCAGCGGATCGTACAGTACAAATCGCGTTATACGCAAACCTGTCTCAAGCACTGTCTCCGTATTCAAGAATGGCACGCTAGTTCCAGTAGGCGCAAACCCAGGAAACGTCGCGTCCATCGACTACACAACAGGTACTGTTACGTTCGTTGCGCCGTATCCGCAAACGACAGACGTTATCACATGGTCGGGTGAGTTCGACGTTCCAGTTCGTTTCGACACGGACCAGTTGAAGTACCGCTTCGACGCTGCGCACGTAGAAACTCCAGGAGTGCTCGGCACAAAATACTTTTACTTAGCCCCCTTGCCACTCGTTGAAATTCGCGTATAATTGAGGCATGAGTACACTGACACCAGCACTAGCCGCGCACTACGCGCAAGACGCGACCACGTTGGCAACGTGCTGGAGGGTCACGCTCGCAAGTGGATCAGTGCTGGGCTTCACATCATCATCATCAGACATCGTATTCCAAGGCGTGACGTACCTGGCAGCAGCAGGCCACGTACCTAGCTCAGTGATAACGGGAAGCGACATGAGCGTAGACAACCTAGAGGTCGTAGGTATTCTAAGCGCGCAAACAATATCCGACGCGGACCTAATTGCAGGTGTTTGGGATTTCGCAGACGTACTCCTTTTTGAAATAAACTGGGCAGACCTCACCATGGGCTCGCGTACGATACGTACTGGAAAGTTAGGTCAGGTGTCGACAGGGCGCTCCAGCTTCACAGCAGAACTCCGTGGACTGATGCAGAACTTCCAGCAAACCGTAGGGGAAGTGTTCGGTGATACCTGCTCCGCAACATTTGGAGATGCAAAATGTAAGTATGGCGCTGCGTCCGTGACAACGACCTACACTGTGGCGAGCACAGCAGACGGAAGAACATTCACAGCGAGCGCATCACACCCGTCCGGATACCATGACTTCGGCGACCTCGCGTTCACTTCGGGTCGCAACGTGAACAAGTCAGCTCAGGTTCGTGCGTACACGCTCGCAGGTACGCAGGGCACCTTCGTAACAGAGCTTACGCTACCCTTCCAAATCGTTGTGGGCGACCAGTTCACTTGCGTCCGCGGCTGTGACAAGTCACTGATGTCCTGCGAAGGTAACTTCAATAACTCCGTGAACTTCCGCGGATTCTTCACTGTGCCGGGCATGGACAGAATGCTAACGGGGACGTAAATGACAACTGCTCAGGAATTTGTAGATGAGGTGACCTCATACAGAGGTGTTAAGTTCCGGCACATGGGTCGCAGCAAAGTAACTGGTGTAGACTGCGTGGGCCTTGTTGTTGCTTCCATGCGCAGTGTAGGCATTGCTGTGGAGGACATGGCTCAGTACCCACGTTTTCCGATCAACGAGATCTTCAGCGGCATGATAGATAAACAGACTGTTGCAGTCACTGTCGACAGCATCCGCCTGGGTGACCTGCTGAAATTCAAGTGGACAGTGGAGCCACAACACATCGCTGTTGTTACAGAAGTGAACCCGCTTCGCATAACTCACGCGTACTCTCAGGTAGGTGCTGTTGTGACAAACGACCTAGATACGCACTGGATGCGCCTTTTCACTGAAGCTCGTAGAATACCAGGTCTCGCATAATGGCGAGTATTGTACTAAATGCTGCTGTAACTGCGATGGGTATCGCAAACCCGTGGGTCGCGATTGCTGCGCACATCGCTGCATCTTACGTAGGTAGCGCGATTGACCAGAAACTCTTCGGCACAACCCAGCACGGCTACGGACCCACCCTGCAGATGCAGAACCTGCAAGCAAGCACGCTGGGCCAGATGATACCTATAGTAAAGGGACGCGCAAGGCTCTCCGGCAATATGATCTGGTCGTCAGCATTCCTGCAAACAGCGAACACGCAAAGCGCAGGTGGTGGTGGCAAGGGCGGCGGCGGTGGCGCAACGATGACCAACTACACCTATTCGCAGTCACTCGCTGTCGCAGTATGTAAGGCGAACGTAGGTGGCATACGGCGTATCTGGGCGTCTGGGCGTCTGATTTATGACGCAGGTACAGACTCAGTCACAGACATAATTGCGCACAACAACAACCAGACTGCATTCACAGTGTATAACGGGGACGAAGCGCAGACTCCGAATAGCTTTATACAAGCAGCGATGACAACATCGCAGTCAATGTACTATTTCCTGTGCGCTGCAATGGCGCAGTCTAGTATGCAGGTGACTGTGGGCGCGGGTGTTCTAACAGTTGGTACAGGGACAGTGCGCGTTGCATCGCAAGTCGTAACTATGCCAGCATTCGCAGTGTACGCTCCCGTAGTAGCAGGGCGCATCGACCGTATTGTGGTGAACGCAACAACAGGTGTTGCCTCCGTGCTTACAGGCACTGTCGCAAACCCACCTCACGCACCAACGATACCAGCAGGGCACATCCCTGTTGCTCGCGTTCGTTTTGACCAACTAGCGAACCCCGCACTTCCACCATACATCACCACAACTGCGCAGGTGACCGGCCCGCAGATAACGCCAGAGGGCGCATCATCGTGGAGAGCATCAACCGCGTACGGTTATGACCCTATCTCGAACGCGGGTAGCTTCGTGTACTCGAACGGATTCTTGTATCAGTGCGCCACCTCAGGAACATCGGGTGCAACTGCACCAACGGGCACGAGCACAGTATCAGACGGCACCTGCAACTGGCTATACGTCAGCACCGCGCAAGCACCACCGCCCGTACCCACGCCAGCATACAGAGGCACAATGTACGTTGTGTTCTATAATTTCCAACTGGCAACAACAGGAAATACAACGCCTAACTTTGAGTTCGAAGTACACGAACCAACAACGGATCTCGCGGACGTTGTTTCATCCTTCGCTGGTATGGCTGGGATAACAGCAGACAAGCTAGACGTGACGCAACTCATCGGAACAACAACGTATGGCCTGTCCGTAAACAACCAGAGTTCCTGCAGAGCTGTATTGCAGCCCCTCGCAGCAGCGTTCTTTTTCGACGCAGTGGAAATAGATGCCAAAATACGCTTCGTAAAACGAGGCGGTAACCTTACTGCGACAATACAAGAGGACGACACAGCAGCGAGAAACAATGGCTCTGCCCTAACCGACAACGTAACGCTAACGCGTAAGCAAGAACTCGACCTACCCCGCACAATCTCAGTGCAGTTCCCGAACGTCAATAACTCGTTCCTTGTCGGCTCGCGATACCACAGGATGCAGAACACAAATTCCGTCCTCGCGACTGTTGTTCAGATGCCGATCGCAATGACGGAAAATGACGCGCAGGGCATCGCAACAAAGTTGACGAACATCGCGTGGAATGAGCGAACAGCTTTTAGCTTCTCGGTAAGTAAGAAGTTCTGCATGTTGGAGCCAACTGACATTGTCGCTGTGGTAAAAGGAGGTTCAGTTTACGAAGTTCGCTTGATTTCAAAAGATGAATCGAAACCAGGAATCGTAACCTTCGGCGCTGTAATGGAAGATGTTGGTCTGTATAGCGCGCGACTCAACAACGTGGTAAGCAGCGTTGTCGCACCTCAGCTATTCAACGCAACGCCCGGAAGCATAAACGCACCGCTGATATTCGATGGCCCGGGCGTTATATCAGTGTCCGATTTCTCCATCTGGATAGGCGCAGGTAGTTCCGCTCCAACGTGGGGAGGCTGCGGTGTATTTGTGTCCACAGACAACCTGAACTTTCACCAAGTCGGTACGATGCGCAGATCGTCCACTTACGGCACCTGCACTCTACCAGCAGGTTCAGCGATAGACGTGACAAACACCGCTGTTGTTACAACAGGTGTAATCGGAACGGATCTGCCACCATACGCGCCAACAGACGCAGACAACCTTCTATCCCTGTGCTACGTAGGAGGCGAGTTAATCGCGTACGACGCATCTGTTGCTGTGGCTGGGAACGTGTTCGATTTAGGTGCGTCCTCAAGTTCGCCAACAGGCCGCCTACTGAGAGGAAAGTACAACACGCCAATAACTTCGCACGTAAACGCGCCATTTGCGAGATTAGATGGTGCGATGTTCCAGTACGCTTACTCCGCGACCATGATCGGGCAGACACTCTACTTCAAATTCCCGAGCTTCAACACGCACGGTGCAGCGAGTGAGGATATCGCGTCTGTACCAACCTACACGCATACGATAAGCGGCGCGATGGTTCCTGTGAATGCAGTACACAACACAGTACCTGCAGCACCTACAGCGACAGCGAGTGGCGCGCTAATGGCGATACATTTGGCGTGGACGTTTGGCGATACTAGACGCGACATTTCGAGTACGCAGGTTTGGTGGTCAGCGTCTAACGACGCAGCGACAGCGCAGTTGATCGCACAGGTGCCGTTCCCTCAGACGTCATACGATCA